TGGCAATTTTTACCCCTTATCCTTGTTTAAATTGTTTTACTTCGTCTTTTAGTCGCTCACAATATAACGCTGCATCCATCATTTCTTCCTGTAAGTGCGTAAGCCAGTCAATTAAATTTAGGTCTGTCCGTGTTAACATTGTGCCATACTTCTCAATTCCTCTTTGTGAGCGGTCATAAAACTTGCTCATTACTTTTAGGACAATCGGGTCTTCTACTTTCTGGTTCATAGGAATTTCATTAGGGCATTGTAATACTCACGGCAATACTCTATCTTCTCTTTGATTTGGTCGATTACCTGTTCGTCTTTTTGTACATAGAATACCTTTACTCTGCGGTTCTTTGGGATTTGGCTAAACTCGTGTTTGCGTAGAATCTCCTCACGCAAGTCGTAGTCCTCGTCAATCTTGTGTAGTTTCCAATGCGCTCTACGAATCTCATCCTCTACCATTTCGATAGGAGTATCAACAAGGCAGTAGCAAAGCATTGATTGTTGCTTGCCAGTTAGCCACATATAACCTTGAAGCTGATAGAAGTAGTCTTTGTTAGGTATCTCGGTATCAAAAAACGGAAAGGTAGTAGCATCCCAAGAGCTTTTAACGTCAAGCAATACATCCTCCGTGTTTACGTCAGGTGTTCCCTTGATATAATCATTCTCAAAATACTCTTCGTTCTTGTAAATAAATTTCACGTCTAAGACATCATTGACAAGCGAGATAGATAAATCCTCAACTGCGTTCCCTTTGTCCGTGTAACGGCTTGAAAACTCCTTTCTGATGCCGTATTTCTCTTCTAACACAAGTTCGTGTATGTAAGTTTTAGCCGTTTGGCTTAGTAGTTCGCCTTTAGAGCGTGGTGTTGCCATAATCTTTCCTATGGCAGAACATCGAATCTTGAGAGCTTTCATAGGGCGTTAAGCATATCCGTTTGACCTTCAGTTAATGCAAAGGATGTTTCGAGCTTTTCACGTGTGTATTCGCCTTTTGCGATGGCTTGTACTGCTGCTGCAAATCGCTTTTGGTCAATGGCAGGTAGTTTCTTTTCCGTTTTTGAGTTGTCTTTAGAATCAGGGTCGGATTCAGTCTCGTCAATTAAGAACAAACCATTAAGAGCATACTTACGTGCGTAGCTTGATGCAGTACCAGTACATTGCTCACTTGACATTCCTTTGTGTTCTCCAAGCTCTGCAAATCCGTTTACTTCAAATTCTCCCTTATCAAAAGAAAGTATAGCAGTAGCCTTTAAAAATAACTTGTTTCCTACTTGAATAATGTCATCAGTTAAAGTTAAAATTCCTTCGTGTTTTTGTAACAAAGGCTTAACTGATTCAAGAATTTGCTCTGCACTTCGGTATTTGTATTTTCCGAATGCGTTAAAAGAGCCTTTTGGACATTTTAATTCTGCCTGAATTTTTCCTAATTTTTCCATAGCGTGTAATATTAATTATTTATACAAATATATAACTTATTTCAATTGGTTGTACTTTTCTTTATATTTTTTTATCAATTCTTTGAGTTCGTCTTTTGTAAACTTTCGTGTTACTCTCGCTCTTGCTTCAAGTTGATTAAATCTTTCTGCTCCGATTTTAGTAATCAGGTTTGTTCGATATTCCAATAAGTTACCTGATAGATAACTATTACATCGCTCGCATTGAACGTGGACATTGTCCTCGTCAAATCTTACGTTCCAATGGTTATTAGCGTTCCAAAAGTGACCTGCGTTTACTTTCTTTGGTTTCTGCTTACAGGAGATGCATAGTTCGTCTTTATCACGTTCCCTGATGTATTTGTTGAATACTAATTGAGCAGCTTTGACAAGGTCTTGCACCGTCTCTAACTCTGCTTGCATTTTCTTCTTCTTCTTTTGCCAGTTATTTATGGTAGCTTCCTGCACCCAAGCGGCTACGCACATCTTGTTTAGACAGTACTTCTGATTGAAGCGGATAGGCTCAAACTTCTCCTTGCAGTTCTTGCATCTCATAAAGGCAGTTGTTTTAAGATTTTGTATAGTACGTTAACTACGATTGAGTTTCCTGCTTGCTTGTAGGCTTGTGAGTCGCTTACCTTCCAAGTAAATGTATCGGGAAAGTCCATTAATCTAAAGCATTCTCGTGGTGTAAGTCTGCGTATTTTATAATCATTTGGTAAGGTAACTATATTTCCTCCCCAAGTAACTTGACCTGCGTTCATTGCAGGAGATATACCATTTGAATCGTAAACTCTATTTTGTTGGTATGGTTGTTTGCCTCCACTTTCCAAGCTTGGATTTAATTGATATACTTCATAAGGTAGATAAAGATGAGTGCAGGAGCTTGCATTTATTCTTGTGCTGATGCAAATAGAATCCTCGTGAATGCTTTTATTATAACTATCTATCATTCTAATGTCGTTAGGCAATTCGTGTTTTGCTAATGTTTCCGACAGTCTTCTAATATTAGATATATTATCAACATCATACTTTTTATCTACATTGGATTCAAGAACATCCTTTAATCTTTTAGGCAAATGCTCTTCTCTTGGAAATTGGAATTTGTTATCAGCATCGTCACGGATACCAATCAAGAAAACTCGCTCACGATTCTGCGGAACTCCGTGATGCTTTGCATTGAGAACTTGCCAATATAAGTGATAAGGAACTGAATCATCATAAGGAAATAGCACTGGTACTCCGTTGACTGATTTTCCACCAAGCATATTTACCCACTCTTGAAAGGTTCTTCCGTTGTCATCCGATAGTAAACCTTTGACGTTCTCAAATATAAAAAAGCGTGGTTTGTTTACCTGAATGAACTCGTGTGAGTTAAAAAACAAGATACCTCTCTTATCCTCTTTCCCAAGTCGCTTTCCAGCCAAACTGAATGCTTGACAAGGAGGTGATGTCATATAGATATCGAGTGAGTAGGTTGGAATCTCTCGGTCATATACGTTGGTTGGATAGTACTTCGGCTCACCATAGTTGTGGATGAACGTATCTCGTGCATACTTATCCATATCACAAGCAAATACCTCCTCAAATTCCACACCTAATCTCATAAGAGCTTGGTTGAATGCACCCACTCCACTGAAGTCTGAACCTACTTTTAGTTTTTTCATAGCGTGTTTTTTTAGTCAAATTTAATGTTCTCAGCTATCCATTGTCTGAAAGCTATTTGTAAATCTATCTGCTCGTTGAATACCTGCTCTCTATGTTCTTCGTCTATTCGTAGGACTGCACGGTCTGCTGATTCAATCTCCTTGACAAGCATATTTGCTTTGTTCTTTAGTCCTTGTCTAAACACGGAGTTATCGTTTAAATCTTCAATAAAATCTGCCAACACAGGAAGGAAGGCACATAAGGCTACTAATTTGGTTTCGTTTTTCATTAGTTTTTAGTTTAAATGTAATACTTTTTATATTCGTCTTTTTTTACTTCTACTTCTAATTTACGTAAGTCCCTAATGTAAGAGGATGCCCACTTAGGATGAACGCTTAACAAGTTAGCTATTGACATCAAAGGGCGTGGCTTTTCTTGTAAGAAAGGTATTAGAAGCAATATCTTTTTTTGCTTAGGTTCGTATAGCTTGTTGAATTTTTGTTGGTTCATAGTTCTATGCTTTTGTATTTTAGTTCTTCTTGTAATTCTTGATAGGCTACTCTTAGTTGAGCGTTTCGTCTTGCCAGTTGATTCATTTCTCTGTTTAGAGATGTTATTTCGTCTTCAAGTAGGTTAATCACCTGAATAGTCTCAAGCAGATACTCCTCGCTTTCTTTGCCTCCTTTGATATAGTCTTTGGCATCAGGCTTGTCCTTTTCGAGTTTCTCTCTGACGTTCTTGATTCGTTCTTTAACCGTCCACACGGTTGTTTTAGCCCATAAAATTTTAAGTGATAAGTCCATATTAAAAAGGGTTTTGATTCGCAAGTCTACGAAGTTTCTCTGAGGTAGTTTCTATTTGTCCGTCTTTTGGTATCGTCATCTGCTTCTCGTTTGGTCTGTACGGTGCTAAAGGGTCTACTCCATTTATTTGGAATCCGATTCCCGAGTTAAAGTTACAATACACAGGCTCATTTAATGCAGTGTGCTTACCTCCCGTCTCCGTGTCTTTAACCTTTTCTACTCCTACCCAAGTAATTAACTTCATTGTTTCGTGTTTGATTAGGCGGTGTATTACGAACATATCATCGCAACGGTTTAAAAATGCCTTACCACCCTCAATGTGGTCTTTAAGTGGAGGT